AGCATTTACCCATTCTTGAGACCCGTGTTCTTCAACAGTTAGTAATTTTAAATGTTTAGTAGCTTTCTTGTTTTTTTTATGAATTATATCAAATTCACTACTTGTTGATACCTTAATAGGACAATCGTTGGTTATCAATTTAATCATTGGATTATTATTATCATAAGTCATATAGTCAGGTAATTTACTGGGCGATGGTACATACATACGAATAGCCAATTCCATATTGGCATCTAATAATTCAATTTGTGGATTATTGTTGGCGGTTGTTTGTTTTAAGCAATTCATTTTATAAGTCTTGTTTGTTTTTGTAATAATTGTTAATACTTATATTAAATATTTACTATTTCAATTTTTTTATATATATTAGTTAATTAAATAATTAATTAATTAATATCTATTTTATATGTATTTATACATTATCCAACCAATCATTATTATCACTATCATTTTCACTGATATTATTATTTAATATTTCGATTGTATTAATTTGTGTATTTGTATTGGCTAGTTCCCCTCTATCTTTTAATTTAATTTTATCATTATCATTATAAATATGTTTTAAAAAAAACTGGTCTTTTGATATACCTGGTTGAACTAAAATCCAATATTCATTTCTATCTGCATCTGGAAAATTTAAATTTTCTTTTTTTGCACCAAAAAAGAAATTACCTCTTATTATAATTTGAAATTCATCACCTTTAATATCAACTACTTTAATTCTATTACCACCTAATATACTAATTACTTTGGCATAAAATTCACCTTCATTTTTTTTTGCAATTTCCAATTCATGTTTAATAAAACGACTTTTAGTATGTTTTTTTTTATGTGTATCTCCTTTTGGCATATTATAATTATAATACTATAATATTTTTAAATGAATTTTTATATCTTATTTATATCTTATTTATATTTTTAACCCGAACAACTTTCACATGGTACATATTCATTACTAGTTATACTTTTTAATTTTTGTTGTAAATGTGGTTCTATTGTTACTTTAGTAGCATCATTGGCTGCCCTACTTCTTAAATAATAAATACAGGTTTTAAGTCCATTTTTCCAAGCCCAAAAATGAGATGAATATAGTTTTTGATTATCTGGACTAGGCATAAAAATATTCATGCTTTGTGTTTGATCTACAAAAGGTCCTCTAGCAACTGCATTTTTGAGAACCCATATTTGTTTTAATTCCCAAATGGTTTGATATAAATTTTTTATTTGTTCTGGAATATTATTAAAATTTTTTATGGAACCATTATTTGCTAATATCATTTGTTTCATTTCGTTATCCCATAATCCAATATTATTTAATTCATCAATTAAATATTTATTAACTAATGGAAAATCACCGGCTAGTGTTCTTCTAGTATAAATATTATTTGTAAAAAATTCAAAACATTCATTATTACCTAATATTTGACTAGTTGAAGCGGTTGGCATTAATGCGGTTACTAATGAATTACGAACACCATATATTTTAATTTCTTCTTCTAAATTGAACCATTTATTCTTATGAAATAATTTATTACGATCTAAATTCCATAGATCAAATTGAAATAAACCACTACTAATTGGAGAACCCTTAAATGTTGAATAAGCACCTGAAAAAGTAGATATACTATTTTTTAGTTCACAATGATTAGGTTTAATTTTATGATATATATTATTAATATCTAATGTTAAATTATTAAAATTAGGTTCATAATATTCTGGAAATATATTTATATCATATTCTAATAATTTATTCATATTTTCATAACGATCTTTAGAAATATTACATGATGCTGTCATACATGCTAAATATATTGTTTCCATCATTTTAGCATTAAAATTAACTGATTCCTCTGAATCAAATCTAATTTTTAATAATACTAGGGTATCTGCTAAACCTTGTATTCCTAATCCTATAGGTCTATGTCTAATATTAGATCGTTTAGCTTCAATTACTGGATAGTAATTAATATCAATTATATTATTTAAATTGATTGTTGCTGTATAAGTGATATCATATAATTGTTGATAATCAAATGTACCTTTTGTAAAATTAAAGAATTCATCATATCCACCTATATATTCATCACCATAATAAATTTGGGGATAAGTTATTATTTTTAATCCTGTAATTTCTTTTAATCTTTCTGTTGTAACTGTTTCTTCACTAAATATATATTCATTATTAGTTAAATAATTTTTAGTCCATTTACAATATTTACAATTATCTTTAGTATAAATATACCATAATTTAGAATTAATAAAAGGTTTAATACATTTATTAATTGCAACAGATGCTAGATTACAAACTGCATATTCATTAGCATCTGAATATTCTAATATTTCATTACACAAATTACTAGATTTAATAGTACCTATATTTTTTTGATTAGTTTTATTATTGGCATGATCCTTAAATGTAATATAAGGCGTTCCTGTTTCTAATTGTGAATCTAATATAGCTTTCATAATAGTTCTAGCTTTAATTATACAATTATATTTTTTTGATTTAACATAAGACCAATATAGTTTTTCATATTCATCACCATATGTATCAGTTAAACCCGGACATTTATCAGGACACATTAAATACCAATCCCCATCTGCTTCAACTTGTTTCATAAATAAGTTAGATATCCACATTGCTAAAAATAAATCTCTAGCCCTTTCGGTTTCAGCCCCAAAATTCTTTTTAAGATCTAAAAATGCAAGTATATCAGGATGATGGGGTTCCAAATAAATAGCAATACTACCTTTTCGTTTTCCACCATTATGAACTAAACCAGCTTGGGTTAAGTAATTATGATTATTTTGAATTTCTAAATCATATACACAAGTTGAAATATGCTCTTCAGAAACATTTTCTAAACGGGTATATAAAATATCATTATGAGTAATATATTTTAATTCTATATCTTTATTATTTATTAAATCAGTAATTTTATTGTCTGTTAATTCTATATCTTTATTGTTTATTAAATCAGTAATTTTACTGACATTAGGAATTATTAAATTCCAAGTTAAATTATTAGTTAAATTATTAGTTTTTAAATAACCAGAACATAAAATTCCCATACGTAGCATTAAATATTTAATACTATCAACTATATGATTAGATTGTATTTTTAAAATTAATACATTATTTATATATTTAGAATAAACATCTAATAGACCTTTAATAATCCATTTAGATTTATTTTCTGGTAAATGTAATAAAGATTTATCAATATATTTTTCATTATTAATATTATAAAATTGAGATCTAACAAATTTAAATTTACTACTTTGAGACCATATAATTTGATGGTTTATTTCAGTTATATTATCTTGATGTATAATATTATTATGTTCTAAATATATTTTAATAAATTCAATAATATTATTTTTACTTAATTCAATAGTTACATTATATTCATTATTATTTTTACAAATATAACCAAATGCTACTATTAAACCATACATATAACAATCTGATTCATCTAAATTTAAATTATCTTGAATAAATTTTGGTATTGGTATTCCAATTAAATCATCTGTGGTAATATCTTTCGCATCAATCCATTCAGGTGCTATTAATTTTTTATTTAATCTATTTAATATAATTGATAAATCAGTATCTATTGATTGATCTTTAACTACATAAAATGGATGGGTAGGAGTTACTTTAATACTTTCATAATCATTAATTATTTTAAAATTTAAAATTGTATTTTCATATTTATCACAATAAATTCTTTCAACTGATTGTAATGTACCATCAATTGTAAAAACTTTATCATTCGGTTTTAATTGTTCTATAGGAACTAATCCATATTCAGTATATATTTTAGTTGAACCAATAAAACATTGATCTATATATCTTGCAATTTCATTATAAACTTTTAACATTGGTATTATACCACTGGATGGACCATTGGTTCCTCTAATAAGAGTATCCTTGGCTCTAATATTAGAGACGTGTAATCCAATACCTCCACCCCATTTACTAATCTTTGATACATCCCCCCATGATTTTGTAATCCCTTCTAATGAATCATCAGTACCCAATAAAAAACAACTTGATAGTTGACTCATTTTATTGGCAGCGTTAAATAATGTAGGTGATGCATGAGTATAAAAACCAAAAGACATTAAATCATATGTTTTTTTAGTTAATACTAAATTACCACAATTAATAAATGATGCTACCCGCATTAACATATCTTGGGGTCGTTCAATTACTTTATTACCAATTTTAAGTAAATAGGCTCTTTCTAGTGTTTTAAAACCAAAATAATCAAACATATAATCTCTTTCATAATCAATCATATTATTTAATTCATTTCTATTTTCTTGTATCCATAATAACCATTTAGTATGTAAAATATTTAATTTTTCTTGTACTAGTTCTTCTTTTTCAACAAAGGTATTTAATGTTTTTTTATGAAGATTACTAACTAAAATTCTACCAGCTAAAACTGAATATAAATGATGGGTAGTACACATATTTATACAAATATTAGCCGATTCATTATCTAGCTCTTCAGTAGTTATACCCGAAAATATAGATGCTACCACTTTCTGGGCTATTAATGTAGGTTTAATATATTTCTTTTCATCTGGTTTAACTAATTTAGCAATTCTATGAGTAATCTTATCAAATTGCACTTCTTCTATCTTATTATTTCTTTTTGTAACAAACATTAAAATTATTAATAAGATAGTTTTAAATAATTTATTATCAATTTTTATAAAATAATTTAAATAATAATAGTATTATCGGTTGATAATATATTTATTATATTAGTTGCTATTATTGCAACAATCGGATATGACACAGCATTACCTGCTAATTTATATAATGCAGAATCACTTAATTTTGGAAGTTTATAACTATTTGGAAAACCCTGAAAATTAAAACATTCTTTTGGTGTTAATTTTCTGATACCTTTATCATCTTTAATAATACCTACATTATGACCACCAGTACCCATATTTGCGGTTAATGTAGGACATACATCACTTTTATTTTCTCTAACATAAAAACGTCTATATTGATATATAACATTTTTATTTTTAACATCATCTACCAATTTAGACCATATTTTTGAATTATTATTATAATAATATTTATCTGGAATATTTTGTTCAAACATATCGCTTATTTTTAATTTATTAATTGATGGTTCTTGAAATGAAAATTTATCACAATGTTCTTTATTTTTAAAACATATTATATATATTCTTTCTCTATTTTGTGGTATATGTGAGTGAATACATGTATTTAAAATTTTATATTTATAATAATAATTTAATTTATCTATTTCATTAGTTATAATTTTAAATGTTCGTCCTTCGTCATGAGATTGTAAATTTTTAACATTTTCAAAAATAACAACATCTGGTTTATGATGTTCTATTATTTTAATTAACTTCCAAAAAGTGTTTGAACGTTCATCCTCAAAACCTCTTTGTTCACCTGCAATTGAAAATGGTTGACATGGAAATCCAGCTGTTAAAATATTCATTTTAGGAATATCTTCTAAATTAATATCATTTATATCTTTTAGTATTAATTTATTTTCAAAATTTTCATTATATATTTTTTCACTATTTTTACAAAAATCATTAGCATAAATTGATTTTACTTTATTAGTATTATCAAATGCTAATGAAAATGCACCTGTTCCAGCAAAAAATTCAACAAGATTATATTTCATCATAATATTTATATTATTATACTATTATATTTATAAAGAAGGTTTAATTGAATTTTTTCATACTGATTTAATACATTATGAAAATTATAAAAAATTATGTATTAAACATAAATGTAAATCAAGATTACCAGGATTAACTGAAATAGTAAGTGAAAATTTAATAAAATTCTGTTTACTTAAAAATAATATAGAATGTATTAATAGTAATAATGGTGATTTACTTGTTGATAATAAATTTAAATATGAATGTAAATGCTTTACCTCTAACGGACCAATATCATTTGGACCTACTGAAAATTGGGAAAAAATAATTTTTTTGGATGGAAGAGAATGGTATAATGATAAATTTATAATAATGATAGTAGATTTAAAAAATACAGATACTAAATGGATAAATATTAAGGTTAATAAAAATGAAACATTTAAAGATCAATGTATACAAAAAAGAAGACCTCGAATTTGTTGGAATACATTAAAAGATCAAATTTCAAATGATAATATTAATATAATATTTGAAGGCAGAATGGAAGATATTTTTTAAATAATAAAAAATTGAATTTAAAAAATAAAAGTAAATTAATATTAAATAATATGAATAATAAAGAAAGTAATCTAATTAATAATGAAATAATTAAACAAAGTAATGAAATAATTAAACAAAGTAAAGGATTAAAAAGAAATACAATTGATAAATATTATACAAAACCATGTGTTGTAGAACAATGTATTGAATTAGTTAAACAATATATTAATATTTCAAATAATGATTTAATCATTGAACCTAGTGCTGGTAATGGTTCATTTATGGAAAATATAAAAACATTGACAACTAATATATGAAATAGATTTATTAGAAAAATCATTTTTAGTTAATGATATGGAAAGTGATGTACCATGTATTTTTCAAATATGGCAATATAAAGATGAAATAAGAAATGAAATAAAAAAACAAATTCCATTACATTTTAAATTTGTTGTAAAAGAAGATACACCAGATATTTCTTTTCGTAGAGTAGGTGTTAATGCAGGAACAATTACGACGGATATAAATAATAAAAGTTTTCAATCACACTATTTTATTAAATTTACAAATAATAAAACAATTAATGAAAATATAGAAAAATTAAAATCACTAAAATTTGATTTTAATAATACTGTTGGTCCAAAATCTATTTCAAAACCAGAACTAATAAATGAATTTAATAAATCATTATTATAAAATTAATTTATTAATAAATATAAATTATATAGATATATATATATATAATGAGTTTTGGTACAGAAGTAAGAGATGGTTTAGCTACATATGAAGTATTTAGATCATATATAGCTGTATTTATGATAGTATTATTTGTATGTTCCGGTATGTGTGGATTATTTTATACAATTAACGCTCATTATGTATCAATAACAGGTCAAATTACAAATGCTAGCGGTGGTCAATATATTAATTATACAGTTAATAATAAACCATATTCATTATTATTAGCACAACAACCAAATGTAATTATAACTAATCGTAATGTTAGATCATGTTCTCAAGGTAATCCAATAATAGATAGTAATGGTTATGTTGTTGATTGTAAACAAAATAATTTTCAATATGTAACAGGTAATCATACTGTTTATTATCAAAATTCTAATCCTACATCATATTCATTAGATAGTAATCCTAATATGATTATGGGTGGTATATTAGGTGTATTATGTTGTTTATTATTATTATCAATTATGTGGTTATTATTTATGAAAAGTAATAAAAATATTGCTGCCGGTATGGGCGGTTTATCAGTAGCAAATACATTGTTTAGCAATAATAATGGTTATTCATATTAATAAATTAAATATATTTTATAATTTTTATAAATATGTTTATTATCAGTAGGTGTAATAATATTAAATAAATTAAAAATCTTCGTTGGCTTTAAAATTAAAAATCTTTGTTGGCTTTAAAATTAAAAATCTTTGTTGGCTTTAAAATTAAAAATCTTTGTTGGCTTTAAAATTAAAAATCTTCGTTGGCTTTAAAATTAAAAATCTTTGTTGGCTTTAAAATTAAAAATCTTTGTTGGCTTTAAAATTAAAAATCTTTGTTGGCTTTAAAATTAAAAATCTTCGTTTGCTTCAAAACTAGTTTCACGGGTAGTATTAAAAACAGATGATTTTTGATATTGGGTTGGTCGTGATTCAAAAAAGTTTGTTTTACCTTCCATACTAATACTTTCCATAAAATCAAATGGATTAGTTACATTCCATATCTTTTCATAATTTAATTGTAATAATAATCTATCTGCAACAAATTGTATATAAACGGTCATTAAATCATTATTCATTCCTAACAATGAACATGGTAATGATTCACAAATAAATTCTGTTTCTATTTCTACGGCTTCTCTAAACATTGCATGAATTATTTGTTGATCTAATTTATTTTTAATCATTGAATATAATAATATTGCATAATCACAATGGGAACATTCATCACGTGCAATTAATTCATTTGAGTCACATAAACCGGGCATTAAATTTTTCTTTTTAATCCAAAATATAGAACAAAAACTACCAGAAAAGAAAATACCTTCCACTATTGCAAATGCAATTAAGCGTTGTTGAAAAGGTGCATCCGATTCTATCCATTTTTGAGCCCATTTAGCTTTTTTATTTATACATGGATATTCTTCCAATGCATTTAATAATTTATTTTTTTCATCAACATCTCTAATAATATTATCAATCATTAATGAATAAACTTCTGAATGGATATTTTCCATCATCATTTGATAATTATATGTAATTATTGCTTCTCTAATTTGTACTTCTTTAGTAAATCTTTCTCCTAGATTAATATTAACAATGGTATCTGAGGCAGCAAAAAATGCTAAAACCATCTTTATAAAATGTTGTTCGTTTTTTGTTAATTTTTGATAATCTGCATAGTCATTTGAAAAGTCTATTTCTTCAGGGGTCCAAAACGCTGCCATTTGAGTTTTATAATGAGACCATATTATTTCATATTTAATTGGATATACTGTAAGTCTATTATTATCAGTATTAAGTAATTCTTCATTATTATTGTGTAATTCTTCAATATTCATCATTATATATATGTATATTATTAACATACAATTTTTATAACAATTTTTTTTAAATAAAATATTTTATAGTTAAATATAATATGACATCCTTTTTATCAGATACCAATAATAAGCCCCGTTTAATAGAACCAAAGTTATTAAAAAAAATAATTAATGATCAAAATAAAATATTAACATTTGAATCTAAAATTAAAATAGGTTTAATTGATTTTATAAAATTATATTATAAATTTATTTTTGGGTTGTTATTG